CTTTGGGCGCGCTGTCGTTTGCTTTGCCCGCGGGATTGTTGGACAAATAGCCATCGATCAGCAGGGGACTGCTGCTCTGCCGGGGCACTGTGTCTTCGGCAGAGGTCTGCCCCACTCCACTATAAAGCGTATTGCCGCTATTTTCAAGTCCCGGGAGCGTTTTTAGCCGTAGCTGAGACGCCAGCGCACTTGGCAGCGTGATGCTGCTATTAGAGACATTCGATGTGGGGGCATTTTTCAAAAAGCTGTTTGGATCAGACTGAAGTCCCGGCCCGTTTGAAAGGACTTTGAAAAAAACCGAGTTTTTTATCTTTTGTTCCGACTTGTAGGCGTCGAGTGCCGGAGTGGCGACAGGTAACAGGCCCCCCTGCGCCAATCTGGTCTTTGCGTCTGCAATATACGGCGCCGAGCCTTGGGTGTTCCCGGCTGAAGGCGTGGCGAAAAGCGATGGGTTCATCGCCTTTTGCTTCGCTTTGAATGCGTCGAGTTCGGGCGTCGAACTGACCTGTGCCGTACCCTGGCTTGCCCAATTTTTAAGATTTCCCTGCTCCGGAATCATAGGATACCTCCTTCGTTTTGATTTGCTTAGCGTCGGGGTGCCTGCCGCGCCGCTGAGAAGACAACGCGACAGGCGCTGCCATACGAGGCATAAGCTTATTTTCCTGCCAATAACGGGTTCTGCTTTGCCCAGAGCTCATGCGCCGCCGCAATCTGTTCATCTGTCCAGCCGAACGCTGCCTTATAGCCGGAAAAGTCCCCCGTGGCCGCAGCCAAGGCCTGCGCGCTGGCCTGCGCCAGCTGATTCTGGTACTGCATGTATTGATAGTTGTAGCTCGCCTGATACTGCGAGGCGGAGATGAGGCTGTTGTCCACCCTAACCGCTTCCTCATACAGGGCCTGTGCCTTTGCGCTATTGTTTTCAGATACCGCCTGCGCAATGGCGCTGTTATAGTCGGTGGCCAGCTGCGTGCGCTGCGCTTCCAAATCCGAAAGACTGGCGGCCTGCTGTTTATCCAGCGAAGACAAATTGCCCGCAAGCGTATTTCTCATGGCAAGATCAGCTTGACCACCCGTGCCACTGTTAAGCCCTGCGGCGGCAGCGTACTCATTGAAGGCTGAACGGCTCTGCTCAGCGCTTGCGGCAGTTGAATTGCGCGCTGTGTTGTATGTTTCCGGAATTGCGGCCGCGGCGGTGTTTAGTGTGTTTACATTCTTCTCGTAGGCCGCGTTTAGGGCCGCCAGCTGTTGAGCCTCCTGCGCCTTGTACATCGCGTTGATGTAATTCTGCTGCGAGGTGGCAGAAGCAATTGACTCCACGCCACCGGTTGTACTTGGTGTGCTTGATATACTTGGTGTACTTGAAATACTCGGTGTATTTGTCGTGCTCTGTTCCGTCCCCTTATCCGAAAGAGGAATATACGCTGTCCCGTCCGCGCCGCCGGAATAATTATATTTTTCGCGGATTTTTTCCGCTTCGTTGTGGAGCGCATCGAGCTCCCCCTGAGACGCGCCTGCGCTCTTGAGACGTTTCCACTCGTTGGAGTAGGCCTCAAGTACCGCTCGATCTCCGGCTGCGATTTCATTGGCCATCAGTCCAAGCCTCCTTTGTGTTCAATAATCGTGATTCGCTCGTCGTGCCTGTCAAGCTCATCCCAAATGTCATCATGTTCTTTTTCGTTCCGCTGTTCGTTGAGCCGCATGGTCTCGGTCAGGTTCCTTGTTGCGACCGTGTTTTCAACAATGCTGGCGTTCCATTTGAGCAGGGGCTTCATAAACGCCCCCACTAAACCGGCAAGTACCACGATGACCGTGACGATCGTCCATTCCATTCAATCACCTCTCATACATATAAAAGGAGCCGTGGCTTGTACGGTCTCTTACAAACCACGGCTCTCAGGCTCTGCTGCATAGGATATCCAACGGGGGGTTACTCGCCGTCGGCACAGTCCAATTCTTCAATCGTCTCCTGCACCTGCTCAATGGCTTTTTTCACCGCTGCCGCATCGATTTTCCCCTCGGTCACGATGTATGAAAGGACGCTGACGACGGCGACCACCGCGCCGGAAACGGTGGATATGGTATTCTCGTCAAGGCCGAAGACCATCGCCACGCCCATGATAACGCCCGCAATTGCCGCCCATAGCTTACGGCTGGATAGCTTTTTAATAATATTCATATGGAATCCCCCGAATCTTTTTTGTTAATGTTACCGTTTTTCGCTTCGCTGATATGCTCGACCACGGTTGAAGTGGCGTAGGTGGCGAACACAGCAATAATGGTGATGACGACCTTTTCAGACAAGCTCTCGGCAATGTCCTCTTTGCCGAGAAAGGCGAGAATGTACGAGCAGTAGACCCAGACCGTGCTGTTCATTAATAGCCACACGGCAAGAATTTTTTTGCCGCTGTCAAAGAGCTTTTTAAATCCGCTCATTTTTCCGTCGCCTTTTCTGAGGCCCGTTTTGCCATAATCGCCGCCTGATAGCGCGGAATCAGCACCATAGGCCTTGCTCCGTCGGTCACACCGAGCGCGACCGCTTCCGCAAGCTCTTTTTTTGCCCAGTCGGGGCAGGGCTGCTCCGACAGATAGTTGCTGAGCCGTTCATAGATTTCTTTGCCGTTCATATTGTCATCCTCCAGTCCGGCCTTGAATTCGGCCCACAATTGATTACCCGTTTTGCCATAGTAAGTATTCACATCATCACCCATCCACGGGCGGGGGCACCATTTCCCCGTCACGTCGTAGTGCCGGATGATATGATCGGCGTCGATGCTGTGCTTGTCCATCAAATAGCGGACTAACGCCACGAGGTTTACGATTGTCTGCTCATGGAAATACCAGTCGGCATCCGCCGCACTGATGTGGGAAGCGCGCACCTTGTATGGACGGACCTCAATGCCGATGCTGTTTGCATTGGTGCAATTGTATTTATAACTGCCGATGCCGTCGTCCCCGCAGTGCCAGGACGCATCCTTGTCCTCCACGCACTGATAAACGCCGTCATCGTCAACAAAATAGTGCGCCGAGGCCTTGCGGTTCATGGACTTGAAATAGGCACAGGTGTCTTTGGCGCTGCCGAGCGCGCCGAAATAATGGATCACGATATAATCGATGGATCGACGCGCGTGTGCCGTCCGATTGATGGCTGTCAGGTTCTGTATAACAGTCATGCTGCCGCCTCACTTCTGCCCTGTGTCAGGGCGTATCGGGAATGCCGATGTTGTTTTTGACCACCACGCCGGAGCTGTCTTCACTGATGCTAATTCCCGCAAAAAGATTGTCGGCGGCGATGTTGTTTTGAATGGTGCAGCCTGAAACGCTGTAAAGCTCGATTGCGCTGCCTTGGGTAGCCGTGAAATCGGAATTTGTGATGGTGTTGCCGATGAAAACAAGCTTGGTATTGTATCCCGAGACAATACCGGCGGAGTAAGGGGTCAGACGGCCGTTCATGTGCACGTTGTTGTTTGCCACGATCAGGTCTTTTCCGCCTATGAGATTGAGGCCGCGTGTGCCGTTGTTTCGGATGTGGTTGCCGGAGATCAGCGTCCGGCTGCAGCTATTCATGTCAAGGCCGATGCTGTCGTTGGACAGGAAGTTGTTGTTTGTGATTGTGAGATTTCCGGAGGCAATGCCCAGTGTCGTTTCGATGCGGCAGCCTGTCCCGCTATTAAACTCAATGTTATTTCCGTCAATCACAAGGTCACCGACCGAATCGATGTATAACCCGCATCCGCCGTTGGACTGGATGTAGTTATTCACGATGTGGCACTCATCACAGCCCATAAAGGTGGTGCCGTCAAAGTAGCCCTTCATCTGCAGGCCGTCGGCGGAGCAGTTTTGAATGACACAGTCCTTGATTTGCGAGAAATAAACATTGCGCAGCACAAGTCCGTTTCGGTTGTCCGTAGTCCCTTCTGAAAGCGTCTGCTGATTGCTCTTATTGCCGTCGAAGGTCAGGCCAATTATTGATGAGAGTCTGCTTGTGGTGATGGTCAGCAGGGGGGCGTTGGTGCTCGGCTTGGCTTTTAGGACAGCCCCCTGCCCGTAGAGCTGTATGGCGTGGGCGTTCAGCGTCAGGCCGCTTACAATATAGGTGCCGGTCGGGAAATAGGCGGCGCCGTGCTCACCTAGGGTGTCCAAACATTTTTGTATGCTCTGCGTATCGTCGGTGACACCGTCTCCGACGGCCCCGAAGCTTTTAACGGACACCACGCCGTTTCCCAGCATGGGCAGCTTGCCCCACCCGCCGTGTCCGTCAGGTATTTTTATTGAGGGCATATGGTTCCTCTCCTATCGCGTCAATTTATGGGTGTTATATGATGTATGCCACAGTTTCGTCGTATTCGGTTTGCGTCAGCCACGTCTGTGCAAGAGCGTTGTCGATATATGTAATATCAAGATTTGCCGCCGCGTACTGCTTCACTGGTTCATGGTAAGCAGCGGGAATCCCGCTGTATCCGTCGCGTGCGGTAAAACGGCGGGTTCCAAGCATATAGATTGCGTTGGTGTACGAAATGACGAGCGCCGGCATGATGGCATTCGGTGTAGCGTTCATAATATTTTCCTTTCTTTATGCCCCGAAATAATTGGGGTCATAGTCCATGAGCATTTCGCAAAGTGCCATAACGGATTCGTTCGTGAGCGTGCTCGACGTGTTCATCGATTTTAATTCATCGACCAGCCTGTATTCATTTCCGTCAATAAGCTTTGTGACTTCCAAACGTTTAGCTACTAAAGCTAGTTCCTCCGCGGTCGGTTGGGGTATGTCAACAGCGACATAATGCGCCACGATTCCGCTTTCGGACGTTTCGTAGCCGTCAAGCTTTAACTGTTGCGTTTCCGGGTCGTAGTCTGGCTTGTTTTCCGAATACGGTAAATACCCCTCAGCGGCAAGCATATCGACCGTCGGATGATAATACGTGACGCCTCCCGTACTAATGCTGTCCGGCGCGAGAATGAGGATTCCATTTATTAATTTTGCGTACATAATAGCCCTCCTATGTGGCGCGAGGCACAAGGACGGATGCTTTGATCTGCCCTTGTAACGGCGATGTTGTATAGATGTTGGTCTGCGGTGCGTAAGCCTCAAAAAGGACGGGATCGCCTAGGGTTACGACGGAGCTTGATAGAATGTAATGGACGGTAACCGGGGTACCAGCAGCGTATTGGGCAGCAAGCCAAGATTTGAATGAGGCTAAATCTTGGCTTGCCTTTGATCTAATAAACAAAACTGTTCCAGAAGAAGAAAAAATTCCTTCTTCAATTGTGACAGCAATCACCGTTGTTTGTTTCAAGAAATGAGTACACAACAACTCAACACTGTAAGGAATAGCATTTAAAGAAAAATTAGCCACACCATAGGCGTTTATACTTTGAAGTGCCCAATTTTCCGTCCCATTTAAGACCTTTATCCCTACCATTTGCGTCTTCCTGCTCCGCAGCGCCCCGTCAACCATGACGCATGGTTCCCACGTGTCTGCGATGGCGTATTTGGTAACCCCGCCATCAACCCACGACACGTTAGGCGAGGCAGTCGACGCTACTTCAATTCCGGCGAGGGTTTGGAGTGTGGCGGTCATGCCAACGTAAGGAGAAAAATCGGTTTCAGATACCCCGGAAATCATCATGACGTTTGATGCACTAACCCAGTCTCCAATGACCGAATTAACTCCAGTAACGCCGCTGTAGACGTACAGCTGTAATCCTAAATATCCACCAGTATGATTAATGGTTACTTTTTTGTGCCCAACTCCATAAACCATTGTTCTATTCGTGCGGTCGTTATACCAAATATCCGCGCGGGGAATCGCGCCAATAGAGTTGGTCCCGGAAAGATCAAATGATATCGTGTAGGTCCCAGCGGGGTATACCTCCTTATTTGCTCCAGCCGCCGTATACCCCACTTGGCACCAGCAAGCGCTCAAGTTAGCTGTGATTAAGTTAACTGCCACCTTAAATACGATTTCTGTAGTGATAGTGATATCCACAAACTGCGCGTAGGTGAATTGGGAATGCATGTTATACAGATTTTTCCCGCATACCCCCAGCGTGCCGCTTACCGTCTGCACCGTCACCGGGCTGGATGGTGTCGGCGTCGCCGCCTGATAGCAGCGTCCGTATGTGACAGGCGTAAATAGTGGGTCATAGGATAGGCGTGACCGGATGGCGTTATTGAACGTCAGCGTCGTGCCCTGTAGTGTTCGCGGCTTTTTCTGCGCCATCATCATGGTTATAGCTCTCATTCCATCGCCCACTCTCCACAAAGCGTTACACCGATGTAGTATAGTCTCAAGATTGTCGTTGTCCCAGCTGCAAGTGTCGGCGCGTAGCCCTGCCCCCATGAGACGGTCGGCAAGGTCAGCGTAACAACCGGGTTAGGCATTGGGATGATAACATCCCACTCGTTGTCGTAGCCGCTCACGCCCGCGCCCAGCGTCACAGTCGTAGCACCTGACAGTGTGAGTGTGGTCATCGTATTGGCGGCTACCGTGACATTTGACGCATATGCAGCGGTGATAGCAGGGACTAGCCCGGAGTATCCACGCGGGCCTTGATCTCCCTGTATGCCTTGTGGGCCGGTAGCTCCGGTAGCCCCAGTCTCACCAGTCTCTCCTTGAGGGCCTGTTTTGCCCTGTGGGCCTTGCGCTCCATCAAACGCCCCGGCGGCCGCGTCTGCTCTAACGCTTTGAGCAATATTAACCGCAGACGATACGTCAGTCGATAGAGTATTAATTGACGTACCATGCGCATCAAGCGCGGCTTTGATGACCTTGTTCTGTACAGCATGCTCAGATGTGGCGGAAAGTGCCGCGTCAATCACAGGATTAACTTCCGCCCCCGCTTGGATGCCATCAAGCTTCGTCTTGTCGGAGGCCAGCATATAGCCGTTTTGCGTTTGGGTTACGGCGACGAGAGACTCGCTGTCTTCTTCCGGGTTTATCCACACGACAGCCCGGTCCGGTTCGTCAGTCTGGTAGGCAACCCCGGGTAACCCTTGTTCGCCCTGTATGCCTTGCGGCCCCTGGACGAGCATTGCGCTGCCGATCTGAAGCGCGAGGCGCTCCGCTTCAGGGTCGACCTCAAGCATCAAAACCTTGTTTTTGCTCATATCACTTACCATCAGAGCACCTCTCTGCTCAGGGCGTCGACGATGACGACACCCCCAAATTTTTTAACGCCCATGACATTGCCGCCTGTGAACTTGACTCGCGCATCGATAAAGACCGTCGTGTTTGCCTCGAACGCGAAGGTCTCCTCCTGCGTGAGCGGTATGTAAAAATTGCCGTCCGCAGGATTGAAGCGCACCTGGCCGGGATAGACCTTGCGCAGATTGCCGAGCCTGAACTCAATCCGCTCGATGTCGGCGATGTCAATCGTGCTGTTTTCCAGAGTCACCGCCACGGGCAGCGCGTATGCATCGCCCTTTTTTATTTTTGTTGCCATATCCTCACCTCACGTATCCTATGCCGCGCACCTGTATATCCGCAGAAACGACCGTTGCGGTGGTGTCGACCGTGTTGTTGCTTAAAATCAGCTTGTAGTAGGTGAACTTCTTCGCTTTGAGCTTGATCCGGTTCATCGTCGGCACAGCCTCCACACTGTTCGTCGAGAAGGCATATTCGGCAAAGTCGTTCTTTTGGTCTGTCTCGGCGGTCACCTTCAGATAGCCGTTATTTTCCGGCTTGATACCGACCCATATCATGGCGGAGTATTTTCGCTTGAAGTCCCTGTCGAAGGACATGGAGCCGCTCTCCCAATAGGTGTCTATTGCTGCGCCTTCGTCTGAAAAGTAGCTGTCAGAACAGTGGCGGAGCCAGCCGTCTGCGGTACCGTAATAAAGCTCGTCCCGGTAACGGATCAGGCACAGCGCGTCAAAGCCGGTGTAGATGTACCATGCGTCGGCGTCAACGCCGTTTACCAGGGCCGTGCCGTCGCTGCCGATGATGTAGTATTCATGGGACAGCTTGTCGAAAAAAGTCTTGGCCGTTTCTAGGGAGAAGCCGCGGATGCTGTTGTCTATTCGCTGCGAGATGCGTTCTGCGTTCCGCTGGTCGCCCGCGACATTGCTGCTGGTAACCGTCGCCTTCCATTCGATCACGCTTCGGCCGTCGAGCGTGCGGGGCCTGTTGTCCACAAGCCTTGCCTGCCCCGCCGCGCAGTTGCCGATGTCCCTGTTGACCGGTGTGACGTAGAAAGCTGCCGTGACCGTGCCATCCTCGAGCGTGAGCGTCTCGTAATATACGGAATAGGCACTATCAAGCTTGAAAACCATAAGCCTGCCGTAATGTCTCAGAAGGGCTGTAATGGGCGTGTTCGCGTCGCCGATAGTCATCTCGTTCAGATCGGGGAAATATTCCGCCGTGGGCTGTCCGTTGTAGTCCAGCCCCGAGTAAAAGGCCTTGTTGCTGCCGTCGCCGTAGAGGAAAACTCTGCTGTCCTGCATGCCGTTGAATATCTCGGCGTACTTCATGGCCCTGACGGTATTTGCAAAATTCGTCGGGTAAGTCCAGCCGATCTCAACGGAATTTGTGCCGTTTGCAGGGGCAGGGGTGATGGTCACGACGCCTGTCTCGAGATTCGCGGTAAACGCGACCGCGGTGCCGTCGGCGGTTTTCTTCACGTAATCGACGCTTAAGAGCCCCTTTTCAGGCAGTTGAAAGCTGGTCGCCGTGCCGTCGGGTGAAAACCAAGCCCGGCGCAGACCGTTGAGCTTGTTGACCTGTTCCCGCCCGGCCCCGCCGCCGCCGGGCACATTCGCCACGGAGACAAGCGGGCGGTAGCCCTCGACGTCCAGAAGCGTTGTGCCGTCCCAGACTTTATATTGCGAGCCGTTGAGCAGGTAGAGCTTTTTGTCGAAGCCAAACATGAAAACCTCGTCCGTTGTGACGATCTCCCCGCAGGAGATCTTGCTCCATGCGCCGTTTTCGTCTTGAAACAGCTCCCACAGGTAGCCGTTGCAGGCCGCGCATAAGACCTCGCGCCCGCCGACGAAGCCGCTCCATATCCCGCGCACCTGACTGTCGTTACTGTTGCTGCCCACAGAGACGGGGTTAAAGGTCCATGCGTAGTAGTCCGTCATCTGAGTCTGGGCCTCGCAGGCGGTCTGGCAGCTCTGGCAGGCAATGCCCTGACAGTTCTGGCAGCTCACCTCGCAGGCTGTTTGGCAGCTCTGGCAGGCAATGCCCTGACAGTTTTGGCAGCTCACCTCGCAGGCTGTCTGGCAGTATTCGCACCATCCTTGGCACCATCCCTGGCAGTCTTGGCAGCTTATTTGGCAGGTAGACTGGCAGCCGGCGCCCTCGCAGTCTTGACAAGACGACAGGCAAACCGCGCCCTGACAATTTTGACAATCCTGGCAGGGAGACAGGCAAAACGCGCCCTGACAATTCTGGCCGGGGAGCTGAGCGGGGGACTGGCAACCCAACTCACCGG